ATATTTTAATGCTGCATCTTCTCGACGTTCTGATTCGCGAAGTTTGCCGACGAGTTTAGAAATTCTTTTATTAACTTTTTCACTATACTCTTCGTGTTCACCTTTATCCGTTGACGGTTGTTCGTCTTCCGTTTTTTCTGGTTCAGGTGCCGCTTCTTCTTTCGGTTGTTCTTCAACAACTTCTTCTTCCGCTGGTGTTACTTTGGATTCATCTAATTCAACATCAACGGCTTCGCCGCTAGTGTCGATTGGAACGAGTTTATCGTCCGCTTTTTCTTTTGTTTGTGCCTCTGGCATGGTTCTTGTTCTCCATGGTTAATTGTTGCAAGATGACTTACATATGTAATATGTCAGTCGGATCCTGTATTATAGCAAGTATTTCATCATCATTCAAGAGTCTTAAATCACCACCGTCAATTTTTAATCTTGCCCCCGCATAACGTGCAAAGATCACCCAATCACCTTTTTTACACCATGGTCCATCAGGGAACTTATTTGTATCGGCATACGCATCAGGGCCAGTGGCTAACACATAACCGCAAACGGTTGCTAATTGCTCTCTTTCTCGCGCCTGATCAGTTAATATAATGCCACCTTTACTCTTTTCAGCGCCTAAATAAGGTAATATTAATACTCGCCAACCAGTCGGTTTTGGTAACTTTTCGGCTATATTTTCATCAATATTTTCAGGATCAATGTATTTTGACTCTCTTTCACCGTAGATATCTTCAACTTCTTGTTGTTTTTCTTCTATTTCAGCAGCAGTTTTGCCTTCTTCAGCAATTTTTGCTTTTTCTTTTCGTCTAGCTTTGGCTATACGCTCTGGTAAAATCAAATCACTCACTTTTTTCTCCTTTATCTAGTATTTCTTTAATATCGTCTTCAAGTTCTTCAAGAATTCGAAACTTTCCGATCATATAATTATAATCATTACGTTCTGTAGTGCTGCCTTGCATTACAAAATTTGTTGTTTGCTCTTTCTTGTCGCGAATAAGACGTAAAATCTTATCGCTCAACCATAATCCGTCCATTTATTCCTTTTTAATCTATCTTTGGAAACAATTTACCATGTATCTGTATAATTTTATCATCGCCGCGTTTAATAATATCGTATCCTCCGGAGCCTTGCCTGCCCTGTTTGTATCCCGCTGCTCTAAGTTTTTTAATTGCAGCTGGACTATATGGTTTTTCTGCACTCATTATAGCTCCGATCTTATTCGTTGATATTTTTTCATTATACCACCGATTCCATTATTTACAACACCATTATCTCCCATAATCATCATACCGCCACCCATTCTACCTACACGGCCACCATTTGCTTTTAAACCTGAGAAAGGATCATCTCTGAAATTAGGGTTTGTTATATATTGAGGAAATTTATTTTCTATAATGTCCATAATTTTCCAAGGGCTCATATTAGGGTACTTTTCAGTCATTGATTTAAAAGCCTCTTGCCCTGTTAAGGTTAAATTCATTTGTCTTCCTTTTAAATTATATGTTTCTTCATCAGTAGGGTTTTGTGTATCTTGAACATAAAAATTTTCATTAGCACCATTAGCAAAACCAATTCTGCCACCATTAGCAGCATACATAGCAGGATCTTGTCCGAGAAGTCTCGCATAATAATCTCTTAGGTTAGTAGATGTTCTTTGAGCAGAGATTGGAGTAACAACAGGTGTTGACATAGTATTTGCTCCTACATTAGAATAATCTATTGCACCAGTAGGTTTCGTATCTATCCGGGGGTTAATTCCAACATATCCTTCATCTGCTGTTTCTTGATCCATTATGTGTTTAACTATCGGTCTGTCCCCTAAAAATTTTGCAAAACCGCCACGAGTATCTATTGCTCTTCTGTCAGGGCCACCCATTTCTCTTGCCATTTCTCTTTGGTATGCTTCATTAGCAGTGAAAGTTGGAGTATCAAGTGGAACACCCATGAAATTTAAAGCAGATGTAGCAATACCGCCAACTGTGCCAAGTTTACCTACATCACTAAGTTGTCCCATACTTCCAAGTCGTTTATCATCTTCAGTATAAATATTTCCAAAAATATCTCGTTTTACAGTTTCTGGAGTAGCTCCCATAAAATCTATATTTGGATTTTTATCCATCACTTCTTCAAAAGCAGTTTTAGCCGAATGTGTTTCTCCTTCAGGAACAATGGCTCCTAATCCTTGCGGCCCCATAGCTGCTTGAGCAGCAGCTTTTTGTGCCGCTAAGTCAGCTTCTTGTTGAGCTTTTAAATCTGCCATCCTTTTAAGTTTTTGACGTTCAGCTTCTGCTTCTTTAGCTAGTCTTAGTTCGTTTTGTCTTTGAAGTTCTTGTCTTGCCAATTCTGCTTCATTAACTCTAGACTGTTCTATTCTTCTTGCTTCTTCTTCAGCTTGAAGTCTTTGTTGACGTTGCATTGCATCTCTCTGCAAGTTTTTTTGTCTTTGAGCATCTGCTATTGCTTCTTTTTGTCTTTTAGTAAGTCCTCCTGCTGGTAGCCCACCAGCTCTTCGATCTGGGCCACCTCGATCTCTATCACTACCTCTTAGTCCTCTACTAGCTCTAGAGTGTCTACTTCGTCTAGCTCCTCCTCCTGCAAACCCTTCACGTTCATCGTAAGAAATAGCTTTATATACTGGCATTATTTATCTCTCCCATTTGGCTTCATAGCAGCTGATACAGTTTTCTCCATATTAGCAGTTATCTTTTCAGCTTTGTCCATAACTCTATTAACACTATCTTTTTCTAATTTATCAACAGCGATAGCTGATCTAATTGCAACAGCATCTTTTTGTTGATCAATTTTTTCACGATCAACTTTAGTGTTAGTATCTAGTTTTTTCTTCTCAAGACCAAGCTTCTCGTTTGCTTCTTTACCTTTGCGAATCATTTCTTTTTCACGTAATCCTAGCTCATCTTTTTTAAGTTCTACTAATGGATCACTCGCTGAATCTTTTAATAATTGTTCATACTCTGCAATAAACTCAGAAATTAATTCTTGTTCAATATCGGCTACTTTTTTCTGCATTTCCTGCATCATTTGTTGTTGCTGTTGTTGCATCATTTGTTGTTGCTGTGGTTGCATTTGCTGCATTTGCTGCATTTGTGGTGCCATCTCAGCTTGAACTTGTTCTTGAGCTTTAAGTGATATGTGCTGCATAATATGTCCTTGCACATTAGCCATTAGCATTGGATTACCTTTAACAACACTACTATACATTAAAGAAAAGTGTGCTTCCATATGAGCATCATGATTTTGTCCTTGAAATGCTTGTGCAGGCATGCCTGAAAGCAGCTCTGCATTTTCTGTTGCTGGATCTTTTGGTTGTGGTTGAGGCGGTGGGGGTAACATAGCTTCAATATTTTGTACACCCATTGCTTCATACATTCTTCTATATGCTTCATGAATATTGTGCATCTGCGGTGCAGCTTGTGCTAATTGTAATTGTTGTTGAGCAAGTGTTACTCTTTGTGTAACTGAAAAAATATTTGGATCAGATACAGGTATTACATCAATACGTGCATCAAAGTCTTGTGCTTTAACAGCCTGATTACCGCCAACAACTTGATACGGATAAACTGGAGGTAAAGTTTCTGCAAATAATTGTGAAAGTAATTTAAATTCTTTTCCTTGTGCTGAGTGCATTCTTTTATGAATCGCAGACATAACTTTCATTCCACGCTCTAGTAATGCCATAGTTGTGCCAACAGGATTTACTTCATTACCTTCACCAAGTTTCATATCAGCAACAGCAGCAAATGATTTACCACTGTCAATTACAAAACTTAGTAGATTAAATAATGTTTGTGATGGCTCTTTGTAAGGTAATGGTACTAATGAATTACGAATATCTCCAGCAGGTGCGTCGACATCTCTAAACTCACCTGGAGTTAATGGCTGATCATCATCACGTATTCTAAGCCCTCGAGCTTTAAATCCGGCTGGTAAATTGACGAGTGTGCCAGCGTCGATAAGTTGTCGTAATATGGAAGTTGCGGTTTTTGTAAGACCACCAAGCATATGAATAAGACCAAAACCATAAAAACCAAGACCTGGCAGAAATTTATAATGTACAAAATATTGTTTTTTAGTTTTAAGCTGGTCACCTTCCGCCCAGTTTCTCCTTATAGATAAAATTTTATTGGAATTCTCTTCAATAGTTACAATATACGGTAAGCTAATTCCAGTCTCTTCCCCTGCCGCATTGGCATCTTCATGTCCTGGTAAATCAAGGTCTGTATGTATCTCAAGTAGAGTGTACATATTATCTTTAGTGTAGACTTTTTTCTTACCAGCTAGTTCATCAATTTTATCTTGAACTGCACTTGGATCATCTTCGGGTGCTTCCCCTACTTCTACATCACGGTAAAATCCTGATACTTGAAACTTCCTCAAGTCATTTGCCATCATCTTTACAACATGAGTAATTCTAGAGCATGTCATTAAGTCTGTTGCTTGATATGGAACCACTAAATCTTCTGATGATACAAATTTAGAAACGGGTCTACCTAACGTATTGTCAAAATATATTTTACGGAACGCCGAACCTGATAAGGGTAGGTGAAATAGCATTTGATCAAGTTCGGGCTCGTATTCCTCCATGACGTGGGTGAGTTGGAAATTCATAAATTCTTTAACACGATTTGCTTGTGCCTCGACTTGTGGATTAGTCGCGCCCATAATCTGTGTTTTTACAGGACCACCTGCTGGATATAATTCTTTATAAGATTGAGCTTGAAACTGTGTTACTGATTCTGCAAGTAGTGGGTGTGATACACCTGATGCTCCTGGAAAAGGGTTTGTGCGATCATCATATTTCATACCTAATAAATCTAAACCTTCAGCATAAGTTGATGACCAGTCTTCACGAGAATCTTTATCCCCATCATAGGCATCAGAAAGTTCTCTTGCAATAACATCAAGATCACCATCACTCATATTCTCTGCTAGGTTTTCATTATGTCCACCCATCATTGGCTGTTGTGGACCTAAGCTTATAGTTGCTCCACCATCAGCATCTAACTGCGGATCCCCATCCATAATATCTACTTCTTGTGCTCTTATATCGAACTTCATTTGTTCTTTAAGAGGCATATCTCTATCTACTATTGCCATTCTAAACTCTCAGTGTGGCTAATCCTTCGGTTGCCACTGGACCTTTTACTTGTGGACCCATTGCTCTAAAATTAAAGTAATCATCTTCTTTTAATCCGTATGGTTGATATTTACCTAACCATGAATCTAATTCTAATACCGCAGAATCTTCTAGTGCTTGCATAAATACATCGCCCATACTACTTGCAGTTTGTAGGCCACCTTGTGTTTCTATTTCTTGTAAAAGTTCGTCTGGATCTGTTTCCATTGCGTCAGGTTCTAATAAATAATCATCATCCCCGCCATTAGCAAATCCTATACGGCCGCCGTTAGCAGCATAGACTTGAGCTTCTTGTGGGGTTATATACTGAGCTGCTACGTTAGCTGCAGTATCTGCTGCAGGTGTAGCTGCTACATCTGGAGATGCATAATCAAAATAAGGTGTATCTAACACATCAGTATAATATTGTGACATATTAGTTGTGGGATCTGCAACTGTTGGAGTTGTATAAGATGTTTGATATGTCATTGGAGAAATTGATTCTAATGAAAGCGGTGTTGCCGCTGTAGTTGCTACTCCAGGTGTTGCTGCTTCAGGGATTACTTCAGCCGGTGCAGCTGCTGCTTCGTCATCATAAATTATAGGTTCAGGTTCAGGATCGGCCCAGGGAGCAACTTCACTACTTAATTGTGATTCAGCACCAGATGCAATAGAACTTGGATCCATACCGAGAACACTAGCCATTCTATTATAGTGATCTAAATAAAGTTTTGATTGGGCAATTTCTTCTGGAGATCTATACATAGTATCCGTAATCGTCCCACTAAAGAGGCCTCTTGGGTCACCACTTTCAATAACTGCTCTTTTCCATGCTTCTACATCACCATGAGGTGATCCTGCTCCTATGTTTTCTGGAGCTGCCCACCATTGTTGCCATAATGGATCTCTGAATGATTCTTCTCTATATGTTGGGTCCGCTGTTGATAACCAACTGTACATATCAGATATGTCTTTATGTTGTCCTTTTTTACCTGCTTGTTTTCTTTGCCAAGCCTCTTCCATTTTTCTCCATTCTCTATCACCGCCGCCTTGAAAACCAATACGGCCACCTTCAGCAGCCATTTGAACATTATCTATGCCTTTATCAGCCCCTGTATCCATTTGTTGAATAACTTGAACAGCCATTGCGATTTCTTCTGGGCTTAATATTGATTCAACTATTTCAATTCCTCTATCTCCCATACTTTGAATAATTTGTATGGCGAGCATAATTTTTCTCTCAGGATCTTGTTCGTCTCTTAACATTGAAACTAACCCTTGTTCGTCGTCCGGTAACATTTCATCACCAGGAGCTGGTATAATGTCAGCTTCCTTGTTTCTATAGTCTTCCATATACGGATCACCGCCAAGGGCAAACCCTACACGGCCACCTTTAGCTCTTAATAAACCTATTCTTTCTAAGAAATTCTGTTGTTCATCAGGAGTCATGTCTTCTAGTTCTGGGTATTTTTCTAAAATACCTTCACCTTCTAGCCAATCTTTATAGCTTCCATACTCCATCATAACTAATTCACCTTTTTATTACCCGTATTAATACTAGCACAGAATATAGCAGTTTATTTAGTTTTACCATAGCTTTTTTTACTTTTGGCATTAGTGGCATCTTTGTCTCCTAAATTTTTCCAAAACTCATCAAGTGGGTTGTGCTCGCAGTTGATACACTTACACTCGACCGTTCTACACGAACCACCGTGACTACAGTGACATTCGTGCTCGCAGTGCTTACAAGCAGACATTATTTCCCCCTAGAACCAATGATTACTTATTCTTATTTACCCTGCCACCACTACCTTTGGTAACGCGCTTACCTTTTTTGTAGCCCTGACGTGCTCTATTAGCTGCAGCAATACCTTGTTTAGTATATGGATATTTTTTTCCTCCGACTATTGGCATATTTACCTCCTTGATTGCGGTTAAAATATCATTATGGCACTACTTGAGCAAGAGCTTTCATAAGAGAATTATTCTTACGTAAAACAGTGCCATCCGGATTTTCTTCCATAAAAATATTTAAATTGTTTACACGTCCACCTTTTTTGTAACCTACGCGGCCGCCGTCTTTAAAGGTTTTTGAAACTTTTGCAGAATAATACGGATCACCATTTGGTGAAAACTGTGCTCCCCCTTGTAGATAAATATCATCTTCTATTTTTTTTCTTAGATTAACGTCTAATACATCTGGATTTGCAAAGCCATAGAGACCTGTTCTTTCGTCTACTGGAGGTATGCCTCTTTTAACTCTCTCAATAAAACCTGAAAGTGCATCAAAGGTTATTGCTTCGCGATGCCTTTTTGCTCCTGCTTCCATTCTTTTTTGTTGGTCTTTTAACCACATCTCATAAGCTTTTTTGTCGTCTTCAGTGAATTCTTTTTTAACGGTGTTTCCTTCCTGGTAGCCTACACGGCCTCCTTTTTTAACACCAAATCTCTTACTTGCAACAGTAATTGGTGTCTCTAACTTCCTGCCTTTAAGCAGAACATCACGGGCTAATTTTAAACCATCTTTAATAATTTCCTCTTCTGTTTTAGTGTGTTTATAACCTATCTTTTTTAACATTTTTTCTACATTAGCTGGAGTGTAACGTTCTGCCTGTGTAGTTAGTAAACCTTGTTGCTGCAATTTTGCTTTACCTAAAATTTGTCCTGCCGCTACATTAGTTCTTTGATCCAATACTCTAAGGTTTTTAAAAGGATCTTTACCTACCCCTAAGACATGATCAATTTCTCCAAAACGTAATCTTTTACCCGCTGCTTTTTCATATACGTCCTCCATAAGTTTTCCAAATTCAATGTCCTTACCTGTTCTAGGATCTTTAACCGTTTTAGCAGCAATTCTTTTTTGTTGATCGAACGCCTTATAAAAACTTTTAAAATTAGGGTCAGATCTGCTTGCCTCTTTTAATGTCTTTAGAGTGTACTCTTTGCCCTTATATAAAAACTTAGCATTCCTATAGCTTGCCATAGATTCATCTTTTATGGGAACTAAAAACTTAATTTTATCTCCACCCGCTTCTTGGTGTCGACGAGCATATTCCATAATTTTTCTTTCTGGTGCTGCGTATCCCACGCCAGGCTGTGACCCTGATTTTGTTTTAATCTGCCACTCTTTTCTAGCTTGCTTATAACTTAGGCCCCTTCCTATATAATTACTTTGTGATTCAGTGTTTTGTAAGTGTTTTAAAAATTTTACGTCTTCTGGGGTAAGTTTGGATTCAATTCCTTTCCAACCCTGAGTGGTGTGTAAGGATCTTGGCCCTCTGTCACTGCCTGTTACTTGTTTTATTAATTTACTTTTTAAATTAAAAAAATTCTCAACTGGAGAATCTTTAAGTTTCATCTGTCTTTTTAAAGCAGTTGTAACATTTTCTTCTACTGGGTTTAGCTTGGCTTTAATCTTATCTGTAAATTTTCTACCTTTAATGGAAGATTCTTTATAACCAACTTGTTTAGCTAATGTTTGAACTGTCTTACTACTATCTAAATTTTTATTTGCTTGTTTAATAAGAGTCTCTAAATTTTTCATTTTATCCCCTTGCCTTGCAATATTAGCTTTCCTCATTCCTCTATACTGACCAGTTCTGGAATATTCCTTTTTCGTACCCTGTAGATTAATAATCCTATTTAATAACTGTGGCCCTAGTGCATCTTCAACTGCCTGTGCCCCTGCTCCACCTTTGGCTTGAATCTTATTAAACTCTTTAACAAGTAAATTAACATCATCGGTATTAGCTAATCTATTAACTCTAATTTTTTTAAGTGTCTCAGCAATTCTTCGTGGTAAAGAAAATATTATTTCAGGTTTTAAATTTGCTGCAACTGTTGCAATCCAATCAGTTTTCCATCTAGTAGGATCACCAACTATTACTTCTTTTCCTAACGCTACCTTTCTTTTACCTGATCTAAGTGCAGCTCTTTGGAGTTCGTAAGGAGTTAAGTCTTGATATTTTACAACTGGAAATCCTCCTCTTCCAGGTTCTTTACTAGCCATTTTACTTCCCCAATCTCCAGCTTCGCCTCTCATGCCTTTCAGTGTTGTCGAAGGGTTCTTCCAAAAATGCTTCCCTCTACTTGGAATGTCATAAAAACCATAACGAGAAAACCCAAAACGACCAGTATAGTCTGGTCCTTTGTAATTAGGGTGTAATGATTTTCCTGTGTGTACATTTGTTGAACTAAACCAAGGATGTGCTCCTGTAGCTTCACCACGAAAAACCCTCTCCATTCCCTTACTTGGACTTCGTGCCCAGTCAATACCTTTACCTATGCCTTTGCCTGCACCATAAAACATCGGACCAGCCACTGCACCAACACCAGCATTGATGGCAACATCTTGCAATGAAATATCACGCCCACGTGCTGCACCATGCACAGTTCCTGCAACTGCACCAGTACCTGCACCAATACCACCAAGGGCGGCAAGGCGAGAGGCTAATGTTGGTAGGGCTACTGCTCTTGAAAAAGGTATCGCTGCATAAATAGGATCACTTGCCATAACACCAACACGTCCTGTCCATACTGCGGCATCGTTTTCATATTCACCACTTTCAAATTCTGGAAACTTTTCATAAAGTTTTCTCAGTCTTTCTTCTTCAATATCTTCAATTGTTCTATTTGGATCAAGTCCTGCTTTTGCTAAACGATACAGATCACCTAGCAAGTAAGTTTCTTGTGCGTAGCCGAATTGCATCTTACGTGAGATTGATGGTTCTAAATCTTCTATACCGGCCATTAGTAAAATACCCTTTTAGTTTGCTCTACGGGTTCTGGCTCGTAGTCCATCCGTAGCTGAATTAATCCTGACTGTCTGAAGCGCATGAGCGCTTGTGTGACAGTGTCGACGTAATCGTCATTCTCACCATACGGGAAAGCAGCGCATTCTTCAATAACTTCTTCTGCAAATGTTCTACCTTCAGGATAGTATATCATACCTGATTCAAACATTGGTGCAATGGAATTGACCCTGGTATGTTTATCGTTGCCCCTGGATGGTGTATAATTAGTCACGGCAATACCTGCTCGACGAAGTTCATCGGATAATGGCATGCCACTAGCCTTAGCTTCAATAAGTACCATCTCTGGTTCCCAGTAGTTATATTCCTTCAGCGCAATCTCTTTTAACTCAGTAAACTCCCAGCGTCCACGCCGTGCATCAAGTAATATCAATGCAGGAGTTGCATCATCAGGAGAGAATACTCCCCATGTAGTAATAGCTGAATAGTCTGCAGTTTCCTTTTTACTGTATGCAGTATCATAAGATTGAATGATATAGTGCAAATTTGGTTTCTCTTTGTGTTCCCATTTCTTCCACCACTCACGTTTTAGTATTGCCCCTTCCTCAGATGTAGGCCTCTGCATCCACTGCGCGTTCCATTTAGAAATAGCAAGGGATGCTTTAACTGATTCAAGTTCAGTTAACTTCCAATACTCAGGCCATGTTGGTAGACCGCTGTCCATGACCGCAGGAAACTCAACCACTTCCCATTGATCAGCTTTAGG